ATACCAACGGAAAAGTTGGTTAATGTGAAAGTAGCGTTAAGAAAGTCATTCACTCCATCAAACGTCAGCACTGTGCGTCCACCCAAACCGTTGAGCGTGCGTGTGGGCTGGCTTGCAGCCGTAGCCTGCGAGGCATTGCGACCGTTGCCCGACTTGTCATTCCACTGTGAAACAGTGCTACCGTTCAGGGTGATCGTGCTGGCGTCGCCAGCATCCAGCCATAGAGCCAAAGCAGAACCGAGAGCAGTTGGGGTCCATGCGGGAGCGCCGCCGGAGCTTCTGCGCCGATTAAAGCCAAGACCGAGACCGAGTTTCATTTCACCACCCCGCGTAAGCTTCTAGCATCGTCAGCAGCACCAAGCCGCTTTCCCGCATCATCGGCGCGTCATCCCCGGCCAAGGCGCGGGCATGGGCGGCGGCGGGCTGTTTCAGCCGATCAACGGCTGTGTTTGTCGGCAAACTCGTGCAACTTGCGCACGCGGTCAGCGTCAGACAGATCAAGGCCGATTTCCGCATCCGTTATCCTTTCGTGCGCCTTTGCATCGCCTTCCAGCGCGTCAACGCGGGCCGCCTGTGCGCCTTCCCTGCGCCCCGCTATCCATGCGCCCCAAAACGCTGCAAGCAGCGCCAGAGCCGCGCTTAACCATAGTTTGAGCTGGATCACTTCCGCCCCCAGCCGCGAATGAGAGCCAGTGCGGCGACAGCGTTGCCGATGCCAGCAGCGACGAACCCGGCCAGCGCCTTCACGTCAATAGGCGGCGGGTCAAACATGCCCGTGGCATGGTCATATGTGCCCCAGCCGAAAGCGGCGGCGAGGGTCGCGGCAATGCCGAAAAAGCCGCCGATGTAGGCGGTCAGGCGCAGTTTCCACATGGATCAATTCTCCCGGAACATTTGGACAATCATCGCCCACAGCGATGGTCGGACTTTCGTAGCTTCCGTATTTTCTTTCGTAGGCTGCATTTCTTTCGTAGCGGGGGCGATAGTCGGGCGGATGGGCGTGACTGTTGCGGGGGCCTTGTTCCAGCCCGCTTCGATCAGCGCCGCCTCGAATGCCTTGGCCTCTGCGGCAATCTTCGCCCCGTTGCCCTTCACGTCCCCGTTGATCACGGCGCGGGCGTTCACATAGTCGAACCCGTCGCCCGCCGCGTAATCGGCCAGCTTCTTGCCTGTGAACCAGCCTTCCATGCTGCCCCGGACGAGGATCAGCGCGGCAACCGTGGGCTGCATCGCAAGATCCGGGTTGGTCACCAGATCAATCGCCAGTTCGCGACCAGCGCGGGCATAGTTGACCTTATGGGTAAGCTGCACATAGCCCCGGCCAAGCCATGTCTTGCCATCGGCATCCTTGCGCCAATACGGCGTCTTGACCCATTTCAGCCTGCCCGTCGACCATGCCCGCTCCAGCCGCGCGATTGCCTGATCATCCGTTGATGCCAACGTCTCGCGCACGGGCTGCATGGTGTATGCAGTCTCGTGCGCCGCAGTTGCAAAAATATACGCGACAAAAGGCAAGCGCAGGCCCGCACAGGCGGCAAGGATAGCCTCGCACCCGTCAACCTGCCCCTGTGTCAGCGACGTGCCGAAGACCCCGCTGCCCCGACGGCGCAGCGCGGCAAAGAATACCGCTCGATTCATAATTGCCTCCTTAAAGCGCCTCACCCCGGCGCATCTGCAAAGCCGCATCCAGCCGCGCGGCGATATGCGCCCGCTCGGCCTCAACCTTGCCTTCAATTTCCACACACAGCCGCCGCAACACGGCAGACGTGTAGGGCGTCAGATACAGGTCAGACAGCCGCGCCAACCGCCGCGCCTCGGCCAGCAGTTCGGCCTGCGACATGTCAGGAACGCTGGCCGGGTCGCATGGCTTCACTTGCGGACCTCCAGCAGCGTCTCGATGCGGATCAGCCGCTCGTTCATCGCTTGCAGCATCCCCGTGGCGTCGTCGCTCTTGCTTTCCGTCTTGGGGCGGTTGAGCCAGAGGTAGATCAGAAAGCCCGCCGTGGGGCCGAATGTCGCGGCAGCATCAGCGAGGGTCATAGAGCGCCTCCCAGAGTATGCGCAGAAACGCCGGGGCGAAGTAGACGGTGCACCAGAAGCCCACTACCACCGCGCCGCCCGTCGCAAGCGCGGAATAGCCAAGGCCAAGGAAATTGCAAATCTGCAAAGCCGCCCCGGTCGCCACCATCCACCTTTTGACCGGGTTCAGCAGCCCGGCCCAGATCAGGGTCGACGACGCCATCATCAGGAGCGCCCAGAATTCAGCGGGGAATTGAAGTGCGAAGTTGCCGAAAATGTCGGCGGAAAAAGACTGATCCACCAGCCGCGCCTCTATCCAGAACAAAGACCCCACCACGAATATGGCAACTTGCTCGTGCATCAGTCGCGGCTGATCCAGATAGTGAGGACGCAGCGAAATGGCTTTGGTTGTCATTATTCCACCGCGAAGAAAGATTGGCGGAACGGCAACCACACAGCCGCGAATGCCTGCCAGTTGGTGAGCGTCACGATCAGCGTGCTCCCGTTATCAAACTCGAACCGCGTCGGCTGGAAGTTTGCCCCTTGCATTTGAATGGCGAGGAAGACAGCGGCGAGGCCGTTCTGGTCCTGCGCCGTCGCAGAGCACATGATGCCGTCGAAGTTCACGCCGATCAGCTTGGGGTCGATGGGTGCAGGCGGCGCGGCCAGTATGGGGCCTGTTTCGCTCCACAGCCAATCGGACGCGGGCGGCAGATCGTCAGCGTCGATGATCCGGTGCGGTGTATCGGGCGGCACCACAGACACGGCGACTTCCGTAATGTCCGCATCCGGCGCGGGGGACACGATGACCACTTTGCCGAGGGAGTTGGGGTAGATGATGATTTGCATGTGAGCCTCAGCGGAAAATGACGACGTTGACGAATTGCGCGTCCTGACCAACTCCGGCCGCACTGTCCCCGGTTCTGATGCGAACAGACCCAGCAAGGGGGGCATATCCGTTGCCCGCTGTCAGGATGCCCGCCGTTGCCGCGCTCGGCCCATAATTCGCAAAACCCGCCACCGCATAATTTGCATCCGGCATCGCGGTCGCGAAGTTGATCGTATAATCCCCCACGCCATTCCGCACGACCGACGAAACGTTGCCCGATGCGCGGATGGAGCCGTTGGTGCCATTGAAGTTCACCCAAGCTCGGCAGGCGTAGAGAGGGGGCGCGCCGGGGGCGTTCAGTGTGCCGTTGGACGTGTCTGGAGTAGCCTCATTGCGAATTATTCGCCCCACATCGGTTCCGTTGACATTACCCCTAAACGAGCCGCCATCCCACCCGATGCGGATTTTGTCATTCCCCATCCCCGCGCCACCGCCCTGCTCAACAGGCGTGAAGCCGAGGGCTTGCTGTGCCCCCAGCGCAGTCCGACCCGCCGCCGCATCAGCAGCCGTGAACACCGCCGCGCCGACTGTGGTAGCGCCCAGCCCCGTCCGCGCTGCTGCCGGGGTCGTCCCGCCCGTGCCGCCCAGCGATACGGGCCTGACAAACTCAATCGCGTCCTGCACATTTGTCACGGGCAGCGCCAGACTAGGCGCAAAGGTCACGCCAGAAGCCGCCGAAGACCCCGTAGGCACAGACTGCACAGGGTCAACCGTCGCAACAATCGCCCCAACTGGCGTCTCAATCGTGGCCTTGATCGCGCCGCCCGACGAAAACACCGCCGCGAATTTGCCCTCCGCGTCCGCCGTGATCGACGTCCCCCAAGGCGTTGTCAAAGCCGCGCTGGTGAACACCGTGACAGGCGTTGTCGTGCCTGACTGGTAGAACCGGGCGATATAGCCCGCCCCCGGTTGCGCGTTGGAAGTCAGCACCCGGACAGGCGCAAAATCAAGGAGGTCTGCCATGGGTGGCCCTCTTGCTATTCAGGAATGTAGGAAAGGGTTATTCGGGCGTGAACGCCGCCGCCGCGCCGCCGACCAAATACGGCGCAAGCAAATTGCGCTGCAATTTCGTCAGCTTCATCGCGGGGTCTTCTGTCAAAAGCGCCTTGAACAAAGCAGGATCTTCAACGGCATCCATCAGAAGTTGCCGCGCCTTGTCGTTGGTCAGGTTCTTCAGCATCGCGCGGGCGCGTTCCTGCAAGATGTTGGCGGTCTGCAAACTGCCGCCCATAGTGCCGCCGCCCATCTGCCCGCCTTGCTGCGCCGCGACAATCCGCACGACATATTCAACAAGCCGATTGGCCGGAGTGTCCATGAAGTTGCCAACGTCTGCGCCCTTGGCGTCAACCTTTGCCAGATCGCCTGCAATGCGCTCTAGGCGGGCCATTTCGCCACCGTCAAAGACTTGGCGCAGGGCAACGCGCATATTCTTATCGCTCAGAAGCCCGACAAGCTTTGCGCCGGAAATGCCGCCTTCGGTGCCTGCTTTGCCGATCAAGTAATCAGTAAAAGCACCTTTAACACCCGCCAAAGCTTTCCCAGTGCCGTCTTTGCGGGCGGTTGCGATAACTGATCGCGCCGCGAGTTCCGGGTTATCCGCGCCGATGATCGAGAGAACCGCCTTCTGATCCTGCCCACCGATAAACTCCGCTGGTGCCGAATTGGCCTCTGCAAGTCTCATGCGGGCGTCAGCGCGGGCGGCAAAAGCATCTGCCGCCGTCCGGCTGGAAAGCGCGCGGCGAAGTTCAGCAGTAACGCGGGGGTAGCGCGAAAGCAATTCCCGATTGTTGCGGAAGAACGTCTCTGCCGCCTTGGGAGTGAATGATCCATCCGCCGCAAAGACGCTATCCATAAACCGCCCGCGCAGATAGTCGGTGATCTGCTCCGCCGCCTCTGGCGCGGCTTTTTCGATCCTTTCGGCGTCTGCCATGCCCTGCGCACCGCCACGGCCCACTGTGCGCGCAAGTGCAGCTTCCGGCGCGATAGCCTCATCCCCGTCAATCGTGCGCTGTAGGATGCGCCCCACCGCGCCCTTGTCAAACGTGTCGTGCAGGCCCTGAGAAAACACGCGGGCCTCGTTAATCGCGCGGCCTGCCGGAGTCTCGCCGCCAATTGCGCCCAGATCGTTTAAGATCGCCTCTGCGACTTCATTTGCAATGCGGGCAAGGTTCTTGTTTTGGTTTGTGCCGGACATGGCAGAGCGGGAAATGCGGCGCATTTCTGAGTAAAGGCCATGCAACTCCCCAACGCTTGTCGCTGGCCCCAAAACACCGTTTTCCCCGAAAGCCGCCTTCAGGTCTGCCGGAATGTCATTCCGCTGCGCCCAAGGCGTTTCCTTGATGATCGTCTCAACCGTGTTAGCGGTGTTGCGTGTCTCAACGCGGGCGTCGATTGGCACAGCCCGCCACAATTCCCGCTCACGCTCCAAGTTGGTTGCCAATTCGCCCTTGATCCGCTCAACCGCAGTTGTGGAGTTGCCCGTTTCGGATGCGCGCGGGCCTGCCCCGGCAACCGTCTCGTCGGCCATCTGCATAAGCTGATCTACACGCGCCTGCATGGATTGCTTGACGGATTTCAGCCGCCCCTCAAAGAAGGTCTTGGCGTCCGCTACCCTGCCGCCCATGCCCGCAATCTCGCCTTCGGCAGTTTGCCGAGAAGCTGCCGCGCGTTCTTCCAATCGCGTCCTGACATTGGGATTTTCATTTGCCGCCGCGCGCTCTAGGCCGATCATATTCGGATCGCCCGTTTGCTGCGCTGGAGTGCGGCCTAGCGGGTCGTTCGGGTCAATAGCCTGCGCCAGTTCCCGCGCCCGCTCCTCGCCGCCCGACAATTCGCGCAGGCGTCCAGATGCCACCTGCCGCGCGCCGTATTCGGTCATCGGCGCAAGCCCGCGCGCCACGTCCCGCGCTGCCCGAATGGCATATCCGGCAACGGGGGTCTGCGCCACAAGATTGCCCGTGCCGCGCACAGCTGCGATGCTTGCCGGAATGCCTAGAGGCGCGGCAATTGCGGCCACCTGTTGCACCCAGCGCGGCGCGCCCGCTTCTTTGGCAGATTGCTCGGCTGCACCTGATACGCCGCCTGCAAGCGCCTCTGTCGCCATGCCGCCGCGCGTGGTGAGTGCTGCATAGGCATCATCGGCAACCTTGCCCGCAACGCCACCAGCGGCCCCCACAAGGCGCGCAATGCCCGCCACAGGCAAGATGGCCCCAGCCGCATTGCCAAGCCCTCGCGCAAGGCCCTGCCCCACGTTCTGAGGATCGCCGCGCGACACATCCGCGCCGATAGCCTCCATGCCTTGCCGCATACCTTCCGCCGCCGATCCGGTTTGCAGCCTGCCGCCCGCAATTTCGCCCCAGACAGGATCGTTGAACGGGTTCACCGCGTCCACCATGCCGCCAAGCGTCGATGCGATGCCTGCGTTTACCTGCCCCATGAATGTAGAGCCTGACTTGCCCTCAAGCGACTTTGCAAGCGCGGCCATCTTGCGCGCGGCTTCCAAATCGCCCTTCTCATACGCAAGGCGCATAGCCTTCAGCGCGTTCTCTTGCGTGGGTTCGGCCATCAGTTGCCCCCAAGAAGCTGGTTCATAAGGTCAAGGTCTTCGGGGGCGACGTTGCCGCCAGCCTGCGGGTCAAGAGCGGTTAGCGCGGTCTGGATGCGGTTCAGCGCGGCCTCGATGCCGATCTTTCGCATTTCCAACTCTTGCCGCATGGTCGGGCTGATGCGGGTGCCAAGCTGCGTTTCCGCGACCCGCAATTCGCCCTGCATGGATGCCCCAAGGCTGCGAAGCTTTGCCGCTGCACTGTCGGGGCCTTCCCAGACGCTTCCCGGTTTGGGCGTCAGTTCGGCAATGTTCTGCAAGAGCCAAGACGGGGGTTGGCGCGGATAGGCCGATGCAATGTCATTCACCAGTTGCTCACCCAGAACTCGGAAGTCATTCAGTGACTGTTGCTCAACCGGGAACATGGTTCCGATGCCGGGAACAACGTCAGAAACCACGTTTGCCCCGCGCTTCAACATGCCCTCCATGCCAAACACGCTTGGAGCGTTCTGGTATTGCTCACCGAAAGTGAAACGCGGCGTTTCCGGCGCTGCTGGCGCAGGCTGAAGAGGAGCAGGCTGAACGGCCTGCGGGGCGGGCTGGACGGCTTGCGCGGGAACTTCAACCGGGCGGCCAGTGCGCTTGTCGATAAGAATCTGCTCACCCGTGTCTGGGTCACGCGACACAACGTAAAGCTGCGTGATGCGGATAGCTTCCTCGCGCGGGATGCCGATTTCGCCCAGAAGCGCAATATCGCGCTCGGTTTGGTTATCCGCCCCGCCTGCGGCTTGCGGCTGCACGATTCCGGCCTCAATGTCCCGCGCCAGCTTGCCCTCCGGCGAAAGAGGTTCCGGCGCGGCATTCTGCTTCAGAATATCCGCCACCGACATGAAACGCGCCGCAAGCTGGTTGCGCTCTTCAAAGCGCCCGGCAAATTCCGGGATTCCGTTTTCCGTAACGATGCGGTCAAACTCTTCCGGCGTCCGCGCCGAAAGCGCGACCTTCACGCCTTCCTCAATCTCAGCCGCTTCCGCCGCGCGCTCCGCTGCCGTTTTGCTGGCCGCGTATTCTTCAAGCTTCATTTGCCAAGCATGATCTTCGCGCTGATCGACAACGCCAGCCCGCGCCCGTTCGGCTTCCATCGCCGCCCGCTGATCCTGCGCCTCACGCAGCCCCATGGCAGCATTGAGACCTTCCGCGCCGAATCCCGCAAGCTGCCCCAGCGCGTTTTGATCGCCTTGGAATATCGCCTGCCCGTTGGCCTGCAAGAACTGCTGCATACGGTTGACCTGTTCCGCCGCGTCGGCCTGACGGCGGGCTTCTTTGCCAGCGATGAAGGCCTGAAGGATGCTCATGAATTACATTCCCGCATAAGTTGCCATGGGGTTGTTATAGGCTTCAACAAGCCAAGACGGCGCGTTGGCGCTCTTGCCTCCGGCTCCCCAAACAGCTGGAGTGCCGAAACCGACATGGAAGCGCCCCGGCCCCATGTAATCATCCCCCGCGCCAATCCCGGTCACGCCACGCGCCCTAGCTGTGCGGACAATCTCTTGAAGAATTGGGATGTCTTGCGGGTTGTTCCAATCTAGCTTGCGCCCGCCCTTGTAAAAATCAACATCAGCCGCCATCCCGTGATCGTGTCGCGTTGACCCGGTCCGCGAGCCGCCCTGCCCCTCAGCTTCTTGCCCGCCCGAAACAACATCCATTGTGATGCCCATGTCGCCCACAAAACTCATGGCGTTGATCAATTCGGGGCTTAGTGGGTCGTTTCGGGTTGCGCCTTCATTGCTGTAGCGCAGCCAATCGGCATGACTGATGCCGCGATGCATTGCGTGGTCATGCCCCCCGACAACTGCGGCCATTGGGTTGAAAGCCGTACCACTTGGCAGCGATGCTAGTGCCAAAGCGTTGTCGCGGGCTTTGCGGGCTTCCTTGCCGCCGATATATGCCTGAAGGACACTCATCGTCAGAACCTCGGATTAGCCATCGGGCGGGGCGATGTAGCCATGAGCGTAGGCGCGGTGTATGCGGCCATCGGGTTGGACCCTGAGAAGAACCCGTATGTCCCCGCCATGTCGGTGATCCCCGTGCGCCAAGCGTCTGCCGCGCCAAGCGTTCCTTGCGCCCGCGCCTGCCCTGCCTGCATCATCGTGCTGCCCGCGTTGTTGGCGAAGTTTGCGCCCGCGCTGGCCTGATTGCCCGCCGCGCCAAGGCCCATATCCGTCAAGCCCGCCAGCCGCGCGAAATACTTGTCCGTGTCTGCGGTGATAATCGCGCGGCGGTTGTTTTCCAACGCCTGCAACGTCGCCCCGGAAAACAAGCCACCCCGCGATGCTGCCGATGCGTCGATACTGTCCACGCCCTTTTCCAGCAGATACCGCGCCATCGGGGATTTGCTGTAGCCCTCGTATTCGGTGCCGCCCGTTCTGTTTGCTGCGGCAAACTCCTCTGCGGCGGAACGGGTTTCGAACTCCCGCCCGCCAACCCGAAAGCGCTTGGTGTCGGGTGTGCCGGGGATTGCGGGTCTGCCTTCTAGCATATCCACAAGCAACCAGTTGTTGCTTTCGCGCCCCTGCCGATTTTGCGACGGAACGAATGCAGGCGTGCCGGGCGTTCCGGGGATTGTGACTTCTTCGATTGCAGGCGATGCGCCTGTGGCCGTAGGACGCGGCCCCAGCCCCATCTCATACATTACCGCCGCAAGCGCATTACCGCCCGCCGCGACAAACGGCTTAAACCGCTCTGTCGTGTCGTTGTAAATCTCGCGCTGAAGGTTGGTTGCCGCATCGGCGGATGCTGCGGCTTGCGCGCCTGCCCGTCTTGCGGCGCTGGCCTGCATGGCGGCAGACCCAAGCGAAGCCCCCGCGATTGCTACTGCTGGACCCGGCATCAGTGAAACTCCTTCCACAGTTCCGCAGGGGTTTCCCCGTAGCTGCGGTAAATCTCAGGGCCGACTTCTGCCGCCCAATCGTCGCCCCCGGCAATCCAAGCCATCATGTGCCACATGGAATAGAGGCCAGCGCGCAGCATGTAGGCTTTGGCTACGTCGCTTTGATCGCCGCGCTCTAGGACGTTGGCCGCGCGCCATTGCAGGTAGATGCTCAGGAACACAGGCCGCAAGATGTGCGCGTTTTTGGCGAAATACGGGGTAAACTCTTTGCCGAAGGCCAGCCATGACAACAAGGCGTTGTGGTTTTCGCACTTGCCCTCGTCGTGCAGGTCGTCCCATTCCTGCGAAGCGGTCCAAAGCTGCGCGGCAAATTCGCAAGCTTCCGTGTCGCCCTTAAACCAGACGGTGAAGCGGTCGTTGAGGGTCACAGGCCGCGCTCCGCGAGGAAGTTGGACAGGGCGTTGCGGGGTTCTTCCTCTTGCTGGAATTGATCTGACAAGAAGACAGCGCCCGCACCGCCTGCCGACAGGTTGCGAAGGTGTGCTAGGCGCGGGTCAAAGCGGGCGGAAGATAGCCGGACAGAGGTTGGGTCGCGGAACATGCGGACCGTGCTTCGCGGCCCGTCCCCCGTATAAGTGTCCACCACGTTGCGAACATCAACTACATCACTTGCACCGAACCTTTTTGCCAGCGCTGCCAAAACGTCTGTAGTGATCCGGCCTTCATCTTCGCCTGCGCGCAGTTTGTCTGCTTCACGCAGAAAGTTGTCCATTATCGGGCCGTTGCCATATTTTTCGCGCATGGCTTGCTCTAGATAGTCAAGTTCAATGCCGCGAAAGTTGTCGCCCTGCGCGTTGATCGTCAGAGGGTCTTCGGCTCGACTGTAAAGCGAAAGGACGCGCGGCTCGGCGTTTTGATAATCTGCCGCGCGCGTGTCATCCGCATAAGTGCGCGCTACGCTGCGATTGTCTGTAAGAAAATACGGGCCACTGCGGTCACGTTCTGGATAAAGCCGCTCATATGGCGTTGCAAAACCTGTTTCCATCCCGCGCGCGTCAGGCGTCCCATGATACCACATTTTTGCGGGGTCCATGCCCATTTCGCGCGCGCGTCCAATCCGTGCGGCACCGTCCATCGGCAAGTCATAATTTTCATTCAGCCACTGGTTTAGGCGCGCGTTGGCGGTCGCATCGCCCATATCCAGCATTTCATCAGTGACTTCTGCGCCACGGCCAGACCGCAGCATTTCCATAATCTGCGCGCCACGTTGCGCGACCATATCGCCGCCGAATCCCACCCCGCCGAATTCATCCGCCAGAAACTCCGGCACACCCGCCGCGCTAGACCAGCCCATAACGGCTTCTTCCATCGCGTTAGCCGCAGGAACCGCGCCGCCTCTGGCCGCAATCATCGGCGCAACAAATGCGGCCATGTTGCTGGCCGTGTCGCCAAACGCCTGCACCCTATCCCAGCCCTGCACCGAAGGATCGGCAATCCGCGCCGCGCCCTGCCCCGCGCGCTCCATGCTCACGACTGGGTTCAACTCCGCGCCAAGCCCCAACAGGCTCCGCAGTTCGGGCGGAACGTAAAAGGCCAGCGCGTTTTCCAACGCTGCGCGGCGCTCAGGGCCAGCCGCAAGAAACCGCTCTAGCGCATTCATCCAGCCGCCGTCCTGATCGAGTTGACCGCCGTTCTTGCTTGGACGTCAATGGTCGCCCCGCCCGCAGGGGGCGCTACCGCAGCAATGGCATCAAGCCGCAACAGGGCATCCTCAAGACGCCGCTGCATGTCCTGCAACAGTGCCATCCCGTCATAGGTCAAGCGCCCTTGCGGATCGACGTAGCGGATTTCCTTGGAAACGTTCATGTCAGTTCCGCAATCGCATCGGAATAAAACACCAGATCGGTGGCATCAGCGCAGGACACTTCCGGCACAAACTGCTCACCCCGGCCAAGCGCGTAAAACTTGACCTCGGTCGCATAGTCGCCCAAGTCGCCCGCCGATGCGGTTTGTGGCCCTTCCCACGTCTGCCCGCCATCACGCGACCAGCGCAGCATCAACTCAGCATCGCGGCCCAAGTTGCTTTCCCCGACAGAGCAAAGCGGTTCAAACTCGCGAACGCTGAACTTCTTGCCGTCCATGTAAATCGGCTTGCCGCGCATAATCCGCAGAAGCGGCATCCCTCGGTCTGTATTCGTGCGGCGCATCTCCATCACCACGCCGAAGTCATCCGCCGCCATCCACTTGTCGAACGCATAGGCCATCCGCTGGACGTCCCACGGCCCCCGCACAACGCCATTCTGCCGCCGATGCCAAAGCTGCGTGGTCAGGTCGTAAACCCATGCCGGACGGTCTGAGAACCGAATGACGCAGAACTTGTGACCCCGGTCCTCGTAATAATAGCAGGCCGTGGGGTTGCCCTCGTTCAGGTCGGTCTGAACCGCAGGCGTTGACACGGGCATGATGCTGTCAGCCGATACGATGTAGGCCACACCGTCATTGGCGACAAAGAAGATCCCGAAGCTGTCCCGCGCAAGCAGATGATAGCCCCGCAGCCCGCGCCCTTGGTCAATCACCGTCAGGAACGAATACCGCGTTGCCCCCGCCGTGCCGGTGGACCGCCAGACCTCAATGCAAGCATCGGTGAACAGGTAAAGCTGCGCCCGGTCCACCGTGCCGCGAATGATATTTCCATCCCGCTGCTCTGCCGTGGCAAAATTCAGCGCGTTGAGCGTCGTAGGATCAGCCGTTGCCGACCATTGGAAGCGCCGCCCGTTCAGTTCGGTCAAAATCGTGTCATAGGCCGCGAAAGTCACCGATCCGAAGCTGGAAAACGCGCCCGGTGTTGGGCTGAGAAGCGAAGTTCCGTTCCAAACCCGGTAATTCCCGCCCGCAACCACGCAAACATTCGACCCATTGCCCGAAACGGACGTTTCCACGCTGTTTCCGACCGTCCCGCGCGACAAAACCGACCCATCGGCATTGATCTGGTAAAGAATTCCGCCTGAAACGGCCCAAAGCAGCCCTGTTGCGGCTTCCAAAGCCTGCGCGATGGGGGTTGCGTAGCTGCTAAACTCCACCTCGCCCAAGACAGACCGCAAGGCAATGCGCGTTCTGGCATCCCCCGGCGCTGCTTCCGGGTAAACGTTCACCAGTTCCTCGGAAGACGCGGCCACATTGCTGCCATCCCGCGCGGCTTGCGTGAAGAACGTGTATTTAGCCATTGGTGAAATACACGCTTTCGCCGTCCATAGACGCGCCAAGCGCCATGTTCAGCATTACCTCAGCCCGCGCCGGGACAGATGCCTTTGCAGCTTCCGAGCCATAAGCGTGGACAAGCCGCGAGGCCAGTTGCAAAACCGCAACATCCCACCATTCGCCCGGCAAGTCGATATTGTCGTTGATGTCCACGTCTTTAAACTCGCGTTCATACGTGATTTCAACGGTTTCCCCCGCTGCTACAGCCAAGACGGGCCAGACATAAAACAGCGCGTTTTCCTTCTGGCGGTCATAGTAGAACTGCGTCGGAGTGCCTTTTGTCAGCTTTTGCGGCAACTCGTCGTATTCATCCCGCGTCATGCGAAACATCGGGATTTCAATCCCGTTGCGCTTCAATCGCGCCGACAAAATGCGGACAGGCCGCTCGGGGGCCAGCGTGTAGCTTGCCGCCGTAGTCAACGTTAGCGTCTGGCGGGCCTTCAGGAATGACGGCGCGTCGTCGTGCAACTGCCAGCCCTTCATGATGCGGTTCAAATGCCGCACGGCATGGGCCGTCAGCGTGGCATTCGCCGCCGAACCGATAGCGCCCACCTCGATATCCAGAAGCGCGTCCGTGATGATATCCCGAACGGTCTGAGTGCCTGTAACTGCCATGTTCAGAGGTCCGTTGCTGGATCTACATCGGTGCCGCCGTCATTAATAAACGGCTCAACCGGGGGCGGCGCGGGGCGTGACCACGGCGGCGATTGCCGATCCGGGACGCCCGTCACAAAATCTTGCGGGTGACGATGCTCTATGCAATCGCGGCAGACCCGAAGCCCGGTCCACTCAAGCGATAGCTGGGTGCTGCGGAAGGTAAATCCGCACCTGTCGCAGTCGGCCAACCAAGTGCCTGCCACATAGCCTGTCGCTTGTTTCCGCATGGCACCCTCCGAAGTGCAGGCGGGCCATGACAGCCCGCCCGGTTATCAGGTCGCTTTGATCACTTGGAACGAAACGACCAGCGTTCCGTTCAACGCCTGCGCGCTGTCGTGAGCGTTGCGGATGACAATCGCCACCGAACCCGCCGCAGGCGTCACGCGCAGAAGCACGGGGGTGCCTTGCGAGTTGGTGCCGTTGGCAATCGACGCCAGCACGATATCGGCAGCGGCAATCTGGTTGTTGGTGATGGTCATCGTGTAGTTGGCGTTCTGCGCCGTGGTCAAGGATTCCGAAGTCACCTTGCCCGTTTGCGCGTTCAGCGTGGCCGCGCCAGCCGTAGCCGTTGCAGTGCCGATAGCCATCCGAAGCGGCGCGCGGATGCCGTTCGGAAAGCGCGTGATGCGGTCGTTTGGCATTGGAGTAATCTCCTATCAGTGAGAGGGGGAGCGTCACTTAGTTAGAAGGGGGCGGACGCTCACCCCCGCTTCATCTGTCTGTCTTCTCAGATAAGGCGTTTGCTTTTTTCAAGATAACTTGCCGCCGCCTTCAATCGCTGCGGGTCATCCCTGAAAAGTCCAAGACCGCGATTGCATTGCGAACACAGAAGGCCACGGACATACCCGCCTACGTGGCAATGATCGACTGCAAGCTTGAACCATTCATCCTTCTGTCCGCAGATGGCACAACAGCCGCCCTGCGCTTCTAGCATCGCCTCATATTCCGCGATGCCTATCCCAAACATCCTCTTCAAGTAGTGGTGCTTGGACCGCAAAGGGTTCTTCTTATTCCATTCGCGAACATATTCCGCGCGGCCTTCAAGCGTCTTGCGGTCGGCTTGTGGCGCGACTGGCGCGGCCCAAAAAAAGTTTTCCGGGCCAAACGGCATTTGCACGTTGTGGCGGCGCAGTGTGTTCTTTTCTCCCGGTCTGTCACCGACATCGGCAACAAATGCCTGAAAGCTATTCCATCTGGCTACGCGGCCAACTCGCTTTGTCCATTTCCACGAATGCCACACTGGATGCTTGTGATGCTGCCCCCAATCATCCGGGCGAAGCGTTGCATCTGCATGACCGTGCTTTTTAAGGCGGCGATAATGCTTGTCGCAAAGCCCCTTTGCGATGCTTGGGCTTTGGCAAACTTGGCAGGGCGGTCCGGGTGTTTTTCTAGGCATGGCAACAGTTTAGCCGCCATGCCCTCTATTGTAAATAGCGGAGTGCTATTTATGCTCAAGCCCCGGGGCTGCCAAACAGCCCACGCCAGTCACTCCAGCCCACCGAATAGCGTTCGGTGGCCTTCATGCGGGCGTTGGTCGTGTCAAAGTCGTTGTCCTGCGTCAGTTGCAGGCCACGGCGCTGATACGAAGACAAGCCTTCCGGCGCGTCGGTTGTCACGAAGAAGGCGTCATCATCCGTCAGGTAATCCCAGACGCAGATGCCGCCCGGCAGCATACCCATTGCCTTCATCGCGTTCAGGTCGTTGTTGGCGGTGCCCGCCTGGTTCACAGAGGAAACAATGCGGGTCGCTTCAAACGCCAGTTGCGGCGGGACAATCAGCTTCTGCCCCTCAAGCTGAATCCGCAGGCCGCGCGAGTCGCGGGCAAGACGGATCAGGATCAAGAGGTCTTCCAGCGAGGCTTCCGACAGGTCGGCAGCAACGGCCAGTTCATTCGACTGGTTGCCCGAAAGCGTCGGGTGTGCAGTCGAAAGCAGTTCAACGCCATCGCCGCCAGCAAAAGCCGAGTTGAACGCGCGGTTCAGCACGTTGGCGTGGACGTTTTCCTTCGTCTGGCGCATGGAGCGGGCCAGCTTCGCAGCCTTGCGGCTGGCGACGTTCTCATACTGGTTATCCTCAATCGCTTCCTGCGTGATGATGGCACCAAGGCCATAGGTCACGTTGGTGTAGCGGGTGACATAACCCTGCGTGTCGGTGTCATACGACACGGACTGCCCTTCGGCCTTGATCGGGGCGAGGCCGAAGCCCGTTTCCTCGACCACTTCCTCGTAGGCTTTGTCCGACGTGGCCTTGGTGAAGACCATATCGCACACGAGAGGCTTTTCGGCGTAGGTCTTGCCGAAGAAAGCCTTGATCCCCGGCCATAGGCTCTTGGGATGGTTGCCAGTGGTAATAGCCATTTCCTATCCCTCCTCAGACGCCAGCCGCAGCGTTAACTTCGGTGTGGTTGTTGATGCGCACCAGCACCTTGGAAGCGGTCAGCGTGGGGAAGTTGTCCTCACGGTTCACCAGTTCCACGATAGAGATTTGGTGCGCGGCGGTGGTCGCCAAAACGGCCTGATCAAGCTGCGCGCCCGATTTGCCCGTAAAGGCCGAACCTGCCACGGCGAAGGTGATCACCGAATTCAGGCCCACGTCGGTTGCGGCAAGCGCGCCGGACGACTGGATTTCAAAAAGCATGTCTGGATCGTCGCAGACATACACAATCCGTTCCGTCGAGGCGGGGCGGTTCAGCGGCGCGTTGGCGTCGCCTGCAAAGCCCACGATGACGCCCGTGATGCGGTTGGCCGTGCCAGCCGTTGCGCGGGTGATGGCGGGCAGTGCGCCGATTTGGAACGAACCCGCGCCGGGGGCGGATACGTTGGCGGTGTTGGCAGTGCCAGTCTTGATGACCGGATCACCCACGAAAAGGGCCGTTGCGTCCGTTGCAGGGACGAAATAGGCCCGGAAAGCGCCGTTATACGGTTGGCCGTTCTTTTGACGAACAGGACGCATACCGAAGGGCGCGTTGACGTTGGTCATGATGACCTCCTATCAATGCAGGTTGAGGTTTTAGGCGATCCTGATCCCACCAGAGGGAACGTAGTCGCCCTGCAAATCGCCCGCCTTGGTGTTCCCGCGGCGAAGCTGTGCCAGTTGCTCATCCAGATCGGTCTGCTTCTTCTTCTGATCGTCGTCGTAGAACTTGCGCAACTTCCGGCAAAGGTAGCTGCGCAGCGGTGATCCATCGGGCTTGGTGCCGACAACCACGGAAACAGCATCGCCCAAGTCGGTGCTGTCGGTTTTCACGATGTCGCCGTTCTGCTTCACAATGTCCCAGTCGTCTTGCTGGGTCATCTGAAACAGCCTTGCGGGCGCATCGTTGATGAAGCGGTAAGAGAACCTGTCATAATCCAACAGGCTCGTGTTTACTGCCAAACGCTTGCCGACCGTTTCGATATCGTCACGGCGGCGACGGGCCGGAAGTTCCTCGTCGGAACGGGAACGGCGGGCGCGTGTTTCAAGCTGCATTGTAATCCTCCGCATAGGCCGCGCGGCCCTCTTTGGTGTCTTGGAATAGGCCCTGCTTCACAAAGCGCTGGAAGGCGTCTTTCGCGTCCTTGGGCAGCTTCTCAAAGCCGGATGCGGCTGCATTGCCCCCGAACGTCAGGCCCGCCTCCACGGGCGCGCTCTGCTTGGGGGCAAGGGTCGCATACTTCGCGGCCATCTTCTGATCGACGTAGGTCAAGATAGCCTTCGGATCGGAATAGCCCTGCGCTTCGGCCTCGCCATAGAACTGCACGGCGTCCACGGTCATGGCCTTGTCTTTCTGAAACCAGTCCTTGCCAACCCGCCATTGGTCAATCGCGGCGCGATGATCGGGCGGCACGGCGTCCTGTTGCTGCGGCTGGCGGGCTTCCTTGACAAGTTCGGCCTGCTGCTTTTCCAGCCGCTGGAACTCGGCAACGTCGCCAACCTCCACAGCCTTCACCTTCTCGGCCTGCAACTGCGTCATGCGGTTTTGCAGTTCACGCTGGAACGTCTTGGACAGCGCCTCTTGCGTCTTTTCAGACATGCGGGCGACTTCATCTAGGCGCTCTTTTAGCTTCTTGAACGGCGTGAAGCTTTCGGCACGTTGCAGATAGCGCTCGGGGTTGTCGATGTAGCCTGCCGGGATGTCGCCTTGCCATTCGTCGGGCGATTTCCAGCCAAGCGCGCGGGCTTCGGTTTCGAGTTCGGGATTCCATGCCGGGGCTTGCGGTGCCGCCGTTTCAGGCGCGGCAACCTGTGTGGTTTCTTCGGTCATTCGTCTGCCTCGATCATCGCCAGAACCGACTTATCGTTCATGATCCAATAGGTTGCGCCATCGCGCCCTTGGACCTGTTCCGCCTGATATTTGCTGAACATCACGCGGTCCCCGACTTGCGGCGTCGGCTCGTTATCCGGCCAATCGGGGTTCTTGAAGGCCATCGGTGACTTCGCCACCAGAATGCCTTCCTTGCGGCCAAACTCTTCTTTCTCAACGGTTTGATCGGCCAAGATCAGCCCGCCCTTCGTCTTGCGGTTCACCTCCTGCGGAAGCACGAGGATTTTGTAGTCAAGCGGTCTGATCCCGCTTGTGTTGGTCGAAATGGCTTGCCCATTCGTTCCAGTCATCAGCTGTTCCTTCTGTCAGGTCTTCGATCAGTTCTTCTTGCGCCTTGCAGCGCCCAAGGCTTTCCGGGTCACATGATCCCTTGGCCCATAGCTGCGCCTCCAAGGATTTGCGGTTCTGCAATGCCCCCTTGCGCAGGATTGACAGCAGCAAGCGGGTTGTTGGGTGCGCTTGCCATTCTTCCAGCGCCTCCGGCTCTAACTTCATCGCGTCTTGTGCCAAGGGCGTTCCTCATCGCTTTCAACTCTTCCAGCCGCGCCTTGAACGGCATCAGGTCCACCTCGGCGCTGTCCTTTTCCGCCTTGGCGATGATTGCCAGCGTTTCAGCCTCGGTCTTCTCAAGCGCCGCTTCGCGCAGGCGAATGTCGATAACCGTCAATTCTTCCTGCACGGCCTGCATCAGCATCTGTTGCTTCATCGCTTCCGGGTCGGGCTTCGGAATCAGCGCCTCGGCGTCGTCAATCGCTGCCGCTTCCAGAACGCGGCGCACGGCCTCCTGCGGATCGACAAGCTGATTTTGCGCCAATTCAAGCAGGAACTGCGCGCGACTCATCTTTTGCATCGACGTGACGGCCTTCGGATCAGCCACGGGCAACACGTCCATGTTGCTCATGTCGAAATCGGCCTGCGGGTCGGCTTCTTCGTCCAAATACGCTTGATACCGCTCCGGGGACACGTTCTTGCGGTTTAGGCGGCAGATCAGGTCAAACTCGTCCTGCAATGCGCGATAGATGCGCTTATAGGACGCGGTAAACACCATCTGCCCTTGCTCGATCAGCGCCATGACGGTGCCGACAGGCATATTTTGCCGCCCGGTGTCTCCGGTCATCACGTTAGACACGGACGTGATTTCGCGCCCGGCTTCGATCATCATGCCCAGCACTTGGAACAGCACAGGCGACGGGCCGGGGAATTGCAGATCCACGATGCCGCGCCGGATGTCATCCCCGTTGAAGTTGACTTGCTGATATTCGCCGGGCCGGATGCGCTTGACCCCGCCTTTGATGCGGAAATTCTGCGCGCCGATGAAACCGCCACCCAGAGAGGACAGATGCCCGCTGTCCATAATCATGTTCAGCGTGGAGTTGATCGTTTCGCTGATGTCGCCCAGCAACAGGCCCATGCCCGTGCCAAGCAAACCGCCGTCCATCGGCGGCATGAATTGGTAATGCACCAGATACGGCGCAGGCTCTGCCGCAACGATGCGGCTGTTACCGATACGCACGGTGTCCATGTCATAGGCCGCGACAACCCGCACGACCTTCTGCATTTCCTTGTGAACCGTGACGATATACGGCTCTGGGTATCCGTCGCCGTCCAGATCGTGGCGACACATCTGCTCAATGAATTGTTCCGGCGACTGATCGTCTTCCGGCTTCACGGGCAGAGTGATTTCGACAAAGCGCCCGGTCAGGAAGTTAGTTTTCACCTGATGCGGATAGAGGTCAATCTGATCCGACACGCGCGGCGCAGTCGCCAGCGTCGTGGCGTTGTTGTTCACCACGATATGCTTGCCGGGCATCCGAAGCTGCGAACGCAGGCGATTGGTGGAAACGTCCCACCAGACCTTGCGAAACATATCGCCCACGATGGGCAGTTGCATCGTCAACTGATCGGTGCCGCGCTCCCACTCGCGGGAATCAACGGTTAGCTGCCACGTCATCCAAGACGCGATGCGCTTTGCCCGGTTGGCCTTCTGGTTGTCCTTGTCTGCCCCGTGAACCGCCGCCTTCACGATGTCCGATGACGGCACGATGGCCGGATAGGCGCGGGCGTTGTATTGCAGCGCCGCCGATGTGATCAGCGGGTAACGGATGTTGGCCGCGTTATGCCAAGGGTAGGTCTTTTCGTCCTTGACCAACATCGCCAGATCAAGGCCGCGCTGCATCCGCTCTTGCCATTCGGCCATGGATGCGAGGTCGATCTCAAAACCGTCCAGAACTGCCGTTGCCAGCTTTGCCAGATCGGTTTCGCCCATGTCCTTGGCGAGGTTGTCGGCCTCCGCAATCGCCTTGATGCGGGCGAGGAAGTTAGTATCCGGTGGTTGCATTGACTGAGCGGCGATCATCGTCTTCATCCTCGTCTCGCTCAGGAACAGCGATCATGTCAGGGAACAGGTCCGTGAAGGCCCAAACCATTGCGTCTAATCGGTCAGGGCTTCCCGTCCCTTGAAAACCCGCCTGCGTCATCTGGAGCATTTGGTTTTCAAGCGCCGCGAATGAGCCAACGTGCGCGATGCGCCCTTGCTCATAAAGCGCCGCTACAGGCTCGGCCCTAACATGCTTTCCGCGACTGGCGCGGACTTGCTTAATCCTGACGTTTGGCGCGACCGTGCGAATGGTGTGCGCAACCATGTCGCCGCCTTGGTTCACCTCAACCACGATGGCGTCGGCATTCCAATAGTTGTATGCCTGCACCGCCTTTTGCGCCCACTCGCCCGGCGTTCCAGTCATGCTTTGATCATCCAAGACAACACCGCGCTGATCGGCGTCGTCCGTGATGCCAGCAACGATAATTCCGTGTTCGTCGCTGGTGTCGGTGTTCGTAACAGCAGGATCAACCGCCACGACGATCCGGCCAAGCTGGGGAATGTCGCGCACCCGATAAGTGTCCAAGCCGACTTGCGACCACAGCGCGCCCGGAAGATCGCCAAGGATTTCTGCGTTGAGTTCCTGTCGGCCTAGCCGAGTGCCTTCATATTTCTTCTTGACGCGCTCAAGAAACGGCGCGGCCAAATTTGCCGCGTTGTCGAATGTCCGCCCCCTTGTGACAACGACTTGCCCCTCGGTTCCGGCAACGATGGACTTCACCAACTCAATTGGGCGCGGCGTGGTTGTTACGACAACTCGCGGGTCCACCCCCAAGCGCATCCCGAATTGCAACATATCCCATGTTTCACGGGCATAGCGCCACTTGGCTATTTCGTCCGTCCATGCCGTGTCAAACTGCGGGCCGCGCAACTGATCCGGTTCGGTGGCGTTGAACAGCGTTGCGACCGCCCCACTGGGCCATGTAACGCGGCGCTTTGACGGCTCATACAAAGGGCGGTCGGCCTTTGGGTAAAGCCTCAGAAGGCCGCTTTCGCCCTCCACCATAACATCGCGGGCATCGGCTGCGGTTTCTGCCACAAGCGCGATATGCCGCGCGCCATTCGCTTCCCGCTTCTTAATCCACTCCGCGCCCGTCCGCGTCTTGCCAAAGCCACGACCCGCAAGAAGCAGCCAGATATACCAATCGCCGCTTGGCTCAATCTGGTTTGGGCGGGCATGAAAACCCTCCCAATCGTAAAGCAGCGCCTCGGCCTGTTCATCGGAAAGCTGCGCGATGAACGCGGCCTGATCCGCGCTACTCAGGAGCGCTAGCTGTTCGGCTGGCGATTGCACTCAGATGCGCCTTTAGCAGTTCTTTTGCGGAAACATCTTCCGTCTTGATCGGCCCGCCGTCCTTACCTGCGTGTTCAACACGCATCGGCTTATCAAGGCCGAACAGCTTTACCTTGCCAGTAGTAGCAGCCACCATTGCGGCGGGATTTTCCACTTGCATCGCAAGCCTGCGCGCCTCTTCAAACTCGTTCATCGCGGCGGAAAGGTTGAAGATGGAAAGGCGTTCGGCCTGATCCCGAAGCGATTGCAGCCTTAGGGCTATTTTAGGGTTGTCCAGAAGCTGGCAGGCTTCGACGTAGATCCAGCCGTCCTTAGCATCTGGCGCAACATCGTAGGCGCGCCGATAGGACTCAGCCGCGTTTCCAGTTTCGATGAACGCTAGGCAGAAAGCTTCTTGCTTTTCTGTTAGCCCGTTTGCACTAGCGGCGGCTGCCATCACGCAACGTCGATCACCGACACGGTGCCGGGGTTGTTGCACTCGATTTCAAACGGCGTGGTTGCAGGGATGTATATCCCGTTCGTCGCGGTTGCTGCGGTGCCGCCGAAGCGGATGCGCATGGCCCCGTCCGCAAAGCCGCAGAGCAATTCGCCTGCGCCCATGGTGACGCTTGCGGCGGTGCTGTCGGTGAGGTTGCCCGCCGTGGTGGACGTGGTGAATGCGCCGGACACGCGGAAGTCAGACGACTGCACGGTTGCAGCGCCGGAGCCACGGTTCTTGGCGTATTTGGTTGTGTGGAAGCTGAGGGTTCCCATTGGTTATTTCCCGTATTTGCGGCCTTTGCCGCCCTTGGAGCATTTCTTAGCCATGGTGTGGCCTCGCGTGATGTGTGGGGGAAAACGCAAAAACGCCCGCAGGGTATACCTCGGGCGCTCTTGTGGATTATGCAAACGATACGCGGTTTTTTGGGGAAGTCAACAGATCGCGTCTAGCCCCGCGCAGAGACGTTCCATGTAGCGCGTTTCTGTGTGGCCGTCGCGGCACCCGTTCATGGATCGGATGGACATATCTTCGATCACGACATGGCGGATGAAAGGGCGGCTGCCGATCGGGATCTGTCGCCACATGATGTAAAACGCGCGGCGCTTGTCGATCGTGCTGGCCAGTGGATCGTCTGAGCCTTTCCCATCCACCTTTGCGAGGAACGCGGCCAGCGGGTCTTTGTTCGGCATTCCAGCCCATGCCGCGTAAAGGTTGGATGCTGCGGCCTGCTGCTGCTTTGTCAGCTTCCCCTTGCGGGCGTATTTGTCAATCCAAGTTTCGCGGCGATTGCGGCGCACTCCGTTAGGGTTCGGGGTTTCCTTACCCGTGCTGGGGTCAAATTCAGTTGCTGGTTCTTCACGCAGCCTGTCGCGGTTGGCTACGCCTGTAGCGCCTCCATCCCAGCTTGTCGGCATTGCAGACAGCGTGACGGGCTTCTTGCTTTTCTTGCCCTTCGGCTTGACGTTGGCCATTGCGTTCATATCGCCTGCCCCTTTCGCATTTTCGCGGCTTCGGTTGTTCTGACTGTGATGCTGGTGCGATCTGCGGCGCGGATGCGGGCGAGTTCGGCCAGCGCCGCATCAAGCTGTTCGCGCAACTGAAACGCCGTTTCGATCATGGCTTTCCCATATTCAATCAGCGCGCCACATCGGGCCTCCACAGCGCGCAGCCGTTCCTCGGCCACCTCGGCCCGCTTTTCCGCCTCATCGCGCTGTGCGGCGCTATTTGCGGCCTCTGCGCGCAGTTTGGCGTTCTCCTCGGCCATGTGTTCCAAAAGATCCGGCAATTCCTGCTGGCCATAAATCTCA